TCTGGATATGGATCTGGATCTGGAGATGGATATGTAGATGGATCTGGATATGGATCTGGATATGGATATGGATCTGGATATGGATCTGGATCTGGAGATGGAGATGGAGATGGATCTGGATATGGATCTGGAGATGGATCTGGAGATGGAGATGGATATGGATCTGGAGATGGAGATGGATATGGATCTGGATATGGATCTGGATATGGATCTGGATCTGGAGATGGATATGGATCTGGAGATGGATATGGAGATGGATCTGGATATGGATCTGGAGATGGATCTGGAGATGGATATGGATATGGATAAATAATTTCCGAAAGGAAAGGCCGTGAACCTGTGTGTGGACAATGGTAGTTCCATGTCTGTAGGATCGTGAACTCTGGAACCGGTTTTCGCGGAGGCATGAAAAATAATTAAGCGATGATATCTTTAACTTAGTTAAACGGGTTCGATTCCCGTCGCAGGTAGATTTTGTTGGGTTCCTGTCAAAAACCCTTAAGATTTACAAAACGCACCGTAGGCAGTAGCTCGCATGGTGCTAAATAAGATCAGTCAACACACACAAAAAAATGGTAAAATATAGTTAACAATGAGCCCTGTAACCGTCATAAAAGATTACCTCAAATCTCTCGGGTGGAAACACAGAATCCCTACACCGGACGAATATGCAAAGAAGCCGCCACAAGAAATAATAGTCGCCTACCAACAGTTAAGAATCGCCTACGACAGATACATAGCAATCTGGATAACCTTATGCCTCGGGAAAAGAAAACAGAATCCATTCGCAGACAAACCAAGACCCTTAAGAGATGACATCCCCAGTGTTAAAGACGCTTTACCTGACCACATAGCCAAGGACTTAAGGTAGCCAGTGAACAGCTACAACATTTTAAAGAATGGCGAATTCAAAGACACCTTCCATGAGAATGAGATCCTTGCAAAAACAATCGCCTTAATAAGAGACAGTAAGCCATATCGGAAATTCATGGAAGCCAAGAAATTAAGGGATAAGAGGAAAAGGATATGAAATTTAACTGGGGACTACTGGCTGTTTTTGTTGGATTAGGATTGTTTTGGGTTTTATTGATATTGGCGGTGTTGAAATGAAAGGACAAATAACATGACTGACGATCAGTTTTATAACGGTGTAATAAAAGGCAGAGAAGACATGCGCCTTGAGATGATTGAGAAGGCTAAGGGTGTGACAGACTCCATTCGTATCGTTCGCGGGTATCTAATTGGAGACGATGAAGAGAAGCACAAGGACATGATCGATGGTCTATGGCGTGTCAGTGACCAAATGAACTCGATAACGCCGAGCTAGATGAAGGCGTTGAATGCAAAGAGTGTTGCATAGAAGAAGATCCACCCACCCCACCTAAATAAACTTCCCCGTTGACCAGTCCCCCCCGTTGCGATATAAATATATCCTATGGCAAAGCTCACTCCAAAACAATTGAAATTCATTCAACTCTATGACGGTAATGGAACTGATACAGCTAGGAAAGCAGGGTATACAGGTTCCGATAACGCATTAGGAAAAACAGCCTATGATCTCCTAAGGCTGCCTAAGATATTGAAGGCGATAGCCAAAAGAACTGATAACGTGAAAGATCGGAATGGGCAAGCGAAGAAGATAGCCACAAGAGAAGATCGGCAGAACTTTTGGACCGAAACGATGACCGGGAAAGAGACAGACATGAAGGATAGGCTCAAGGCCTCAGAGCTTTTGGGTAGATCACAGGCCGATTTCACTGAGAAGGTTCAAGTCAGTGGGCAACAGGATCTTAACGTGATAGTTGATGAAGCGAGAAAGAAGAGGGGTCTAAAGAATGAGGACTAAGACGCCAGTTGATGAAAAGATCATGGTCCCAAGGTTCTTTATTGAGACATTCTTCTGGATAATTGACAAAGCAAGAAGACGGATTCCCTTCCTATTCAACATATCACAAGACCGCTATTATAAAACAATGACCCATTTCGATCTCATCCTAAAATCACGCAAGCAGGGATTCTCGACGCTTATTGAGGCCATTTGGCTTCATCAATGCCTCCTGTTTAAGAACACAAGGGCGGTTGTCATATCCCAAGATTTGGACTCAACTAAGCGGCATTTCGACAGAATTAAGTATTTCCTAAGCAATATGGAAACCTCAGACGGTAAATTTGTAGTTGAGCTTGACGAAGATTCCCAGAAACAATTGAAGTTTCCGAAGACGAACAGTTCATATTACATCGGGACAGCGGGATCGAAGGCATTTGGGCGCGGGGTGGACATAACTCACCTCCACATATCAGAGGCCGCCCATTTCCAAAACCAGGAAGTTTTGACGGGTGTGCTTGAGGCCTGTGTTACAAATGCTTGGAGAGTGCTAGAAACTACCGCAAATGGCGTAGGTGAGGCATTTTATAAGATGTGGCAAGAAGCCATCGACAAGGACATTGACAGCCCGTGGCACCCCCATTTCTTCGCCTGGTACGAAGATCCAACCAACACTTTAGAAGTCCCTGATGACATTCATTATAAGCCTGACCACAAAATGCAACAGCTATTGGACAGACGGATAATTGAAGTCAATCAAGCGTATTGGTATGAGAGAAAGAGATCAGAAATGCCAGACAAGGCACTCATGGTTCAAGAGCATCCTTCTGACGCAAGAGAAGCGTTTATTATGTCCGGGCGCCCCGCATTCGATCAGGACAAACTCGATATGAAGAGAGGGCTATGTAAACCGCCCCAGTATGTCGGTGAACTCTTTGATGATGGCCGAAAGATCAAACTCAAATACGATGACGACGGAGAGCTTAAGATTTGGAAAGTACCTCGTAATGAGAGGGAATACTTGATATCGGCAGACGTTGGTGAAGGTGTGGAAGGCGGAGACTATTCAGTGGCTCATGTGTTTGACCGTTCAAGTCATGAACAGGTAGCGGTATGGCGTGGGCATCTTGATCCGGGCGACTTCGGGCGGGTGCTTATTGATATTGGATATTATTACAACAACGCCAACCTTTTACCGGAGCTTAACAACCATGGATATGCAACGGTGGAAGCCATTAAAGCGGAAGAATACCCGCATTTGGTGAACACAAAGGATCTTTGGCCGGATGATGGCGGCAACATAAGAGAAGGATTCCCCACAAATGAGAAGACCAGAGCCAAGTTAATCACTGCGGCCCGGAACTCAATTGAAGACGATTCAGGCTTTATTAACGATATTGGCACAATTGATGAATTAAGCGTCTTCGTATTAAACAAATCAAACAAATTTGAAGCCCAGAAAGGATTTCATGATGACAGGGTGATATCTTACGGGATAGGGATGTATGCGTTGAAGCATCTATCTTTGGACGACAGCTACTCGGGACGGAAGAGCCCACAAAGAGCAATCATCACTCAGTCCGTTGCCGGCGGCGGTAGGAGCAGAAGAACCGGGCGGAGATATCGAAGTGCGGCTTAAAAATGACCGATTTGATCTATTCCTGGCTATCTTGATCGTTGTGGTCGGGATGATTGCCTTGTCTTCATGTTCAGCAAGAACCGGAACCGTAACCAAGACCCCCACAGGGATAGTTTTTGACATGGAAGCAGACGGCAAGATGACGTACAAAGACGCCGAAGTTGAGGCCTCAATGGACATGAGGAAGAAGGCCGGGATCATCGAGGACATAATCAGTTTGTACACGATCAAGATGATAAACGAAGACAATTAAAATGGAGGGCAATATGCCAAAGGCCAAACGAGCCAGACGTAAACGAAGAGTTGTTAAGAAGCCGGTTGAAATTGCCGTGAATGAAACCAATGCAACAAAGTCAGAAGTGGCTCAAGAAGAAAAAGAAGTTGTAACACTTAGGACAGCTATTCGTGATGAGATCAACAAAGAAGAAAAAGAAAGGTTACCAAACACCTTCCCCGGTCACATGATTGAGATGCGACCCTTAACAATAGGCCGCCCAATGCGGAAGCCAACTGAGAAGCAGATGACAGATTATATGCACCGTGTCTTCGGTCAACTCAGGGTTCAATTGAGGGGAGACGTGTTCAAAGACATTGATTCCTTAACTGTTTGCATCAAAGTTAAGAAGAGGTTTTAAAAATGGAAAATATGGAAGAGTTTAAACCCTTTGGCGCGAGGTTGATTGTCAAAGTTGATGAGACTAAGCAAGAGGAGCGTGGAGGGATTATTATTCCAGACTCATCAGAAAAGAAAGCTCTTTGTGGTGAAGTTGTTGTTCTCGGTCATGGAAAATTAGACAGCAATAACGATATCATTCCATACGAGGCAAAGGTTGGCGAAAGGATTGTATTCCAAGAATATTCAGGGGAGCAATTTAAATACAAAAGGTCAACTTACCTTGTTCTGGAAGAAGATGAGATTCTAGGCATATTGGAGGCTGTTAATGGTTGATTCTATGAGGCTGTCTGATTATCAATCAATAGACGTTAATATCTCCAGACCACTAGGAACTAAAGTTTTTATTAAGTGGGAAATGCGCAACAAAGACATTTTAGGGGGGAAATTAATTCTCCCGAATACTCACAGAGGAACACAATTCACAGGGATCATTATGAAAACTGGGGGTTGTGTTCCTAACGAGTACGGAATGGTGGAAGGGCAACGAGTAATTTTTCGTCAATTCTCGGG